CGGCTGATAATGCTCGCAGCTCTCATTTCCACAGACATCGGTTCCGTTCATGCCACGAAAGTCATGCCTAGAAAAGCCGGACAAGGACTTGGGCTGGTCATAAATCTTCAGGTCGGAGATGTGCCACGCATACAAATCTTTACGGTCCATAAAAGATGTAGCTTTTCTCCAGCCGGCATATTCTTTGACTTGTTCCAAGGACAGGCAGCTACCAGCAGTTACGTCTTCGATGTCTTCCTTGACCAGCCACGACTTGCCAAAGTAAAAGCGTATCTTGTCGCAAGTAAACTCGCCGATGACGTTTCCGACAGGCTTTGTGCAATAGATATAACACTTGAATGGCATTTTCAAACTAGGGCGATTTTTGCGGATTTCAACGGTCTTTTCGCCGTTAAGAATCTTCTCGCACCACTCAGGGCGAATACTGATGAGGACTGCTTTATTCTTCAGGGACATCGACATCCTCCTTCTTCATCAAACGGTACTTCCAGCGGGCGAGCTTCTGCTCCATGATCTCGACCATCCGGTCGCCGACCGCATCACACATATTGCAGGGGTCGTTGTCATCCAGCTCGCCGCCGAAGAAGACGATGCTGCAAAGGTAGATGTCGGCCAACTCTTCGACTAGATTCTCGAAGGCGTCCTTCTCAGACACCGGCGTGGGATTCACACCGCAGCGCACCCGGCGGAGCTTCAGAGCCGCCTTGGACGCTTCTACGCATTCTTCCGCCATCTGGGCGAGGATTTCTTCTTCAGGCAAGGCATCGAAAATCTTGATTTCAGGCATTGTTATCCTCCATCTTTGCACCACAGTTCGGGCAATAGCTAAACGTCAAGACGTTCGCTCCTCCATTCGTAATTCTGTACCCTTTGCGGCATCTTTCGCAATACGCGACACTGCGTTGCAAAACCCAATGAGATACAGGCCGTCGGCTCTCCGGGTCAACAGCAGGAGCTTTCATCAGGTCATCGGCAAACCCGGAAACGAGGTTCGCAACGCTTTCCTTGACAACACCCTTGTTGTAGTCGAGATGGTTCCCGGAGGCCATCAAGGTTTTGGCCTCCTCCAGATTCTTCTTCGCCGCATCGTTCCATCCGTTGACGATGGGCACTACATTAACTAACCGTATGTCGCTCATTTTTTGTCTCCTTTCAGACAAGCCACTGGGCCATCATACTATCAAACTCCGAGAAGCCGGTGCAGTGCAGTTCGGCTTTCTGTTCATCGGAGAGAGCGTTGAACAAATCCATCAAAACTGCATCGTACATCGCTGTATCGACATCGAGGCTGTTATGCAGGCAGTACGAGGTCCACAAGGCTACAAGCTGGTTCTGGCAGGCATCGTTGTAGAAATCTGTCGTGTCATCCTTGACGTAATCAACGAGGAACTGCCATTCGGACTTCTCGGTCATCCAGATCACCTCCGATCTTGTAGGTCTTGCCCCGGCTGCGGCCAGTCCCCTTGCGGTACTCCGCAATCCAGACCGTCTTGCCGCTTTTGTAGTGGCGAAAGTGGCCTCTTACGGTAAAGGAACAGGCCGGGCTTGCATGGTGGCCTCTGGGAACCACTGTAAGCTGTTTTCCGACCGAGTGAATGATGTATGTGGTGCTGGCGGTGTGCGGCTTTGTAGGGCTTTTGCGTCCAGCAGGAGCCTTCGAGGTTGTGGTAGCCACGCCACCACGGATGCTACCCGTTCCATACGTCATCAGCGCCATCAGGGAGCCATACACAGTCAAAGCGCCCTGTTCGGTTTCGGTGGGGTTGCAGTCCGCAGGAAGCGTGCTTACCTTCTTCTTCCACAGGCCGTTTCCCAGCGGAGCAAAGACAACGTGGCCGAGCTTCCGGGCCGGGCTGTCGATGTAGAGCTTCAGCTTCTTGTCAGAGCGGAAGCACTTGATGGAGATGCCACTCTCGACAATCTGGATTTCCACTTCTCGCAGGGGAACCGGCATCGAACGAACCGGATCGTTGTGCTCATCCCGCCATGCAAGGAGCTTTTCGATGTCCGCCGCTGTGACCACGATCTTGTCCATCATCCAGAATCCC